GGCAGTCCATGACGGTCACGAGTGGACTCTCGCGCGTGAGTACGACGTGGCTCGTCCAATGGTGAGGGTTCGTGTCCTCGCCCGGTACGACGACGGGGACGTCGAATTCTCCCACCACGTCCTGGATGACTGGCTGGATGACGCTGCCCCCGTCGTCGATGACAATACGGGGGTCGGGGGTAATGGTGATTCTGCCTTTTGCAGGCCTGCCGGCGCCGTCACTAAGACGCCCATGAATCCAACCGCGTGCCATTATATACTACTCTCCCCTATTATATCATCTTTGATGAGTCTATCATATACACGAAACCCCTCCCAACACAAGGCCAGGAGGGGTGACGTTGCTCACTTACTAGTGAGCGCCTTACCGATGTTCCACAGGGCCTGGAACACACTCCCGGCCGCTCGCTTTCCCTCCCGGCCCGGTGCCAACAAGTCCCAGACCGCATAAGTGTTGGCCTCGATATTCTTGAGGCGGCTCACGATGGGCCCGTCGTAGCGGCGACCCTCAATGCCGGTGCCGGTCTGGTCGCTGATCTCACGGAGCCGGTCACGAATGTCGATGAAAATCTCGCGGTCCTCAGAGGTCATATCAAAATCATCTCCCGAAATGTTAGTGTATCGAAGGACTGTGTCCCACTTGTGTAAGTAAGGGTGTTCGTAGAACCCTGTGACTCGAACTTCCTGGCCCGTCTGATCACCACGCTCCCCGTCAATATCACCCGTCTCAGCGATCCACGCCTCGCAGATGTCATCGCCAGAGACGATCGCGACATGACCATCGGTCAGCAGAATGTCACTGTCCTGATAATCGTAGTTAGCCGAGTAGTCGAAAATTTCGAAACCGCCGTACTGCCTCGCCCAGTACACGATACTGCCAGTCCACGTGGACTGCGGGAATGCGTGGATGCCGCAGTAGTCGAAGGCGTAACTCACCAACTCGCTGCAATCGACGTTCCGCGGGACACTTCCCCACGGCGAGTCCTCCCAGACGGTGAGCCGCTCGGGCTGGCTGTACCCGACGGCGTCGTTGTTGGCGACGGCGCGAGCGATGTCACCGGGAGTCGGCATTGTCCGTCTCCTCGTCGGGGACGTTGGCGTCGGCCAGTCCGAGCACTGCCGTAATGACCGGCAGAATCGCGGTGACAACTTCGTGACGTGCCACGCCGAGCACCATGAGTAGTCCGCTGACAGCCATCATAATTCGATAAATATATTTCCGTGTCTTAATGCTCATTTCATCTCCTTGATTTCTTTCACATCGGTCTCGATTTTTTCAAGACGCTCCATGACTCCAGGCCGGCGCGGCACGCCGGGCCTGGCGTCGGTCCCCCTCCAATCATCCAGCAAATCGTCCATCTTGGACAGCTGCTGACGAGTCCATACCGCGAACGTGGCGAGCACCCCCAATGTGGGTACCATTTCGATAAGCATGTTAATATCTATAACAATACTGTGATTCATTTCATAAACAATTCTGCGAACATCTCTCGTGTTTCTGGACCGTCAAAAAAGCACCTCCCCTGTCTGTATATTCGCTTCAGGGTTTGCGGTGCCCGGTCTCGGTGGGTGACGAAAACCTCCCCAGGACGCAAGTCGTGGCACATGGAGAATTTCAGCTGATTACCCTTCGGTAACTTTTTCTGGCAAAACACTCTCATGCCGTCCTTCCACACCGAGAATGAGCCGTACTTGGTCCTGTATGTGCACATGTATCGAGCACTACCCGTTTTCCCCATGACGAGCCAAGGCGTGTCATCCTTGAATTCATTCTCAATAGAGTAATCGGCATATTCACTATTGTATTTGGAAATAAATTTACCGAATCGTGTGTTTCGGACTTCGCGCCCGAAGCGCTCAGAGTCAACGAACTCGATGGCGACGAACCCCTCCCCGAAACGCCTTATTTTATTCGACGGAGAGATTTTCCACTCGATGAAATAAGGGTTCATGATGGAGATGGCGTTGCTAAGCATAAGAACGCGTACGCGATCGTCGTACCTGTCCACGGTGCTATAGAAATCAAGGAACGTTCGCACTTCATTACTAAGATAATGGTGGGTCCCTGTTTCAATGATGAATTCGTCGAAAATGATTGTCGTCACATCGGGGAATGCGATTGACTTGGCGCTCGCCGACACGCTCAGCGCCTGGAAGAACCCCATCGTGAGCCACGGATCGTCTTTCTCGGGGAGTGGCCCGCGGTACTGCGCCTCAGTACCATGCACCCTGAATTCATACTCGGGGAATTCATGTGCAATGTCGGCAAAGAATGTTTTGCACCCTTTGAGTTCAGGCTTGTAGCGGCGAAGGTAGATGAATTGTTCACCCTTTTCCAATGAATTTTTGATGACCATACGTTTGGCGCCATATGTCTTGCCCAACCCGCGTGCGCCCATTACCATATTAATAACAGCATTGTACGACAGGATTTTGTCGAAAGAGTAGTATGAAAATTTTTTCTTCTTAGACATACCGCCTCAACTCCCAGGCACACCCTGCAAACATGCTCAGCGACCCACTGTTCGGCTCCGGGTGACCGTCCGGGCCCCGCGCCCCGATACTCTCCCAGCCGCCAGCGCCCCCAGTGCAGTACTCGATGTGACCACCCCCAGAGTACCACCGGCACACCACGAGATCACCCTCGCGGACTTGGTCCGCAGCATCGAACGACCCGCTACCCGACGCGACGACCCACCCGGTGCTACTGCCATAGATTTCCGCGGTCCCGCCTGGACCAATATCAATATTGCAGCATGTCATGTACAGCCACCAACAAAAACCGGAGCAGTCCGTGACGCCACTCTGGTCCGGATGGAGCCTCGCATTATACCATTGATGATATTCGAACTTGCCGATACTGTCCCATGCGAGTTTGGTCATCGCCTTAATGCCTTCACCCACCGGGCCGCCAGGTGCAGCGCCATTATTTTGCGCCGACTCACTGGCTTTGTCCTGCCCTTTAGCAGAAGCTTTCCAATAACCAGTGCCCACACTATAGCATCGAGCGAAAGATCCGTCATTGCACTTGACTCTGAGGGTGCCATCTCCCATGTCTTCGACACTTTTTATTTTCTTTGCATCAGCTGCCTTGTCCGCCGCAGCATTCCCCGAATGATCCTGCGAGTCGCCAGGATTCAGCGTAATCCCGTTGGTTTCCAGACGGGAGATCATATCATAGGCGACCTCATACCGCTGCCCCACCGCATACCACTCACCCTCATACTTGATGGCGGCCGCCATGTCATCCAGTGACGCCGGGTGCGGGCATGCGTTCACCAACCGCTTCAAAATTTTCGCATAATTACCCCACCGGTGCATGACGACGATAAGCAGCATTGCAGCCTCGGTTTCATTCTCAGTATCCAGCCCGAGTTCCTGGCACCTGGGAATATAGTCATTGTTCAAGTCGTCCAGCATTTGACTATTCTGAATCTTATGCCCTGTCTCCGAGTCCAGCGCCCCCGACAGCGCCGCCCGATCGCCACTACCCAGGTAGGCGTACTGCCGAGACCCAATCGTCCACGAATCCCGACCCTCAGCGAGCCACCCATTCACCGTCCCACCGAAATCGGTCCCCGCCGGGAACCGCTTCAGCAGATCATAGGCGCGCCCCTGCGTCCACTGCCCGATCCCCAGAGACAGAGTATCCGGCGCACTGATAATACCATAGTCGTTACCCGCCTCTACGGTGGCGAGCACGGCGATGATGCACGCCTTATGTGTGTCGTCGAATGCCATAGGCACAGTATAGCGCCCCGCAGGTTTTCCCGCGGGGCGCCATAGTCATCATATCTCAGTGCAGTTCAAGGAACGTATTGTCAAGGAACACTCGAGTATCCTTGTCGTTCGGGCCGAGGAAGCACAGCGAGAACACGTAATCACCGCCACCCTCATCAGCATGGAAGAAACCGTCAACAGTACTATAAATGTACGCACCATTGAACGCACCCGGCACCGCGGCGTTGAACCGGTACTCGGCGACACCACTCGGACCCTGGCACTTGATCCCCCAGTGCAGATCATGCACCGCGCGAGAATTGTGGTGAATCTGCGCGTGGCACTGAATAACATCATTCGGGTCAAGATGAATCGACCCACTGAAAACAACAGTATTCTGCTCCTGGGAACCCCTGACCGTGCGCTCCCCAGTACCCGACTTGAGTTTCTTGTACCGGGTGCGCACCGTCTTGGCGCTATCGCCAGCCGCTTTCGCCTCATTGATCTGAGACGACAGGGACTGCACAGTCTCCAGCGCCGACGAGGCCGAGGCGCTCGCACCGTTGGCCTGCTGGGCGGCAGCGTTGGCCTTGCCGGTCGCATCGGTTGCCTGCGCCAAGGCATTGGCGGCGTTGGTGGAGGCCTCGCGGGCCGCCGCCGCAGTGGTGTCCGCCACATTGGCAGCGCTAGTTGCTTTCTCCAGAGCCCTGCTGCTCTCTCCCTTGGCGTTGGAGGCAACGGCCAGCGCCGACTGCGCACTCTCTTTGGCGACGTGCGTGTTCTCGGCGGCGTCGTTAGCGGCGGTGAGGGCCGATGTGGCATCCCGGGACGCGGTGCGGGCCTGGGTGAGGGCGCTCCCCAAGTTTTCATCGAGTTTGCTCATGGCACCATTCAGGTCACCAAGAACACTGAAGTGGTCGGATGCCACATAGAGCGGCAATTGAAAGTTGTTGGTCTTGTTTGTTGCGGGCATTAGTTTACTCTCCTGTTCTGAAGATCTTGCATTGTAAGCGACTCAATTTGCTGAGCCGAGTGAGAAATAATACCTGTCCCTGTGGACACGTACTCCATGATGCTGAGAATAGCGTCCTGAGGGCTACAGTACTTACCCGTAACGGGCGAGAACATCCATGTGCCGAAGTGTGTGAGGAAATTCTTGCCCTCGGTCTCCAACTCGGAGATAGTCACCGGCCAACTGTCGATGTCACCGGCGGTGCACCCCATGCGGGACAGGTCGTCGGCGAGAAGGCCGTGCACCGTATACCTGTTATGCAGGTCCGAGATGAGTTCACTCAGTTCACAAGTTTCGCCGGTCAGCCAATTGAATACCTTGAACTTATCGTCCTTGAACTGACGCTTCGTCCACTGTGTCAACGTCTCCTGGAACCGCTTGAATTCTTCATCGTACTTCCGTACCGATTCAGCGATTTGCTCCCGCAGCTGCTCGGGCAGTGCGTGATACTGCTCAAGTTCCTTGCGGACATCACCGAGGAGGCGAGTAACCCTCATATTATAGTCGGCGGCCAAATTCTCCAGATTGTTGGAGAGATTGTCGCGCAGACCATTGTTGACCCATTTGCGGAGTTCCTCCAAGATCTGGAGGTATGTGTAGCCGTCACGATAGGTGAACGGAACTGTGTTCGTCAGTCGATAATCTGGCGGAACCAGAAGATAATCACCGTCTTTGATGATATCATTAGGGTTATACGGCTCAGTACCAGAGCCCATATGTCGCCCTCCTCCCCGTGAGGGAATCGTTGCTGCTCCTCACGCTCATAAACAATTCCTGAAGTTCCGTAATCACCATCATGTCAACGTTCGTGAATGTCTCCCTCCAGGCTGCAATCAATTGCGGCGCGTGACCAGTATAACCCCAAGACCGTGACTCCTGAGACCCCCGCTGCGACGACTCCCCCGACTGCGACGAGTCACCACTCGTCTCGCCGCGCACGTCGTTCGTCCCGTCGGAGTTGCTCACGTTGTCATTGGCCGCTGTGGCGTAGTCGCCGTCGCCGGAGAGTCTGACTTGAGGAGTCTCGGACTGGACGGTTCTTGCGCTTGCCTTCTGCGCGGACACGGTACTCGTCGTCTGCTTGGCGCCCTGGGACTGCTTGCCCGAACTGCGCCCGCTGGACTCCTGGTCGCCCTTGGAGTGCATGTCCTGGGTGAGGAGTGGGTCGATGTTGACCATTTCGGCTTCATACCATTTATTATAGTATGGCATGATCTCGTTCATTTTCGTACGGAGCTGCCGCACGAACATATCGACGCTCTCGAGCCCGATCTCGTTATAGTAGTAGTGGTCGATGATCTTCTGATTCAGGAAGTCCCTGTACTGCTCATCGAAGATCGGATACGACTCCAGGCCAATATTCTCCACGCCCTGCCGCGCAATCACCTCGCGCAACTCAATCGTGTAGTCAGCCATTCTTGTGCATCTCCTCCAGGTCCGTACTCCCCAGATCACTGTTCTGATCCGTCAACCCGCCGGCGACCGCACCGAGAGCAGCATTCTCCGCAGTCGTCATCTCATCCAGATTCCACTGACACATGACCTCAAGCCCATACATTTTGTTAATCCGCTCACAGGCACGCTGTCGCTCATTGAGCGCAACAGCGCGCATAGCGAGTACCTGACCGGACGCGCCGGATGCTTCCTCGACGACCATGCGCTCACGCTTCTCGCTATTGACATTCATGATGCCGAGCAATGTCAGCGTCTCGTTCCAGGTGCGCACCTTGGCGTCCATGACGTCCTTAATCTGATTCGGCTTGTAACCAATGTCGAACAAAGAAATTTTTTCCGCCATAGACTCGGCGCTCAAGGCCTCTGTGCCGAAAATGACCGGCTGACCCTCCACGACTTTATTGAACGCTTGCACCATTGAATTGTATTCGTTATTATTGACAGCGAAAACAAACGGGTGACGTGCGCTAAGCATATTGATCTCCAACGTCCTGTCCAGGGCGGCGAGACGCTGGGAGTACATGGAAATGATATCCCAATCTGGAATACGGGTCTGGTTTGCCCAGATTGGAACGCACTCATTGCCGGACAACTGTCGGGAAAAAACCTGGTTGCCGTACACCGTATAACCGGTGGGGTTATCATACATGTTGACTTCCCCGAGCCCGGTGGCACGGAGTGTCATGAAACGTTGAAATTCCTCGTCGAAGTAGAATACAGTGAGCGCGTCGCGCAGTAGCGTCATCTCAAGGAAACGTAGATCAACGGTATCTGGCATACCGACCCATTTGAAACGGTTGGAGCACATCTCGATGAGAATACGCTCATACATCGAGACCAACTGGGTCTCGCGGGTCTGAACCGGGTTCAATTTATAGCCGGCACCGTGCCCCTCATTGAAGGGGCGGTATATTTTGCTGGCCACCCAGTCTTTCTGCTTGTTTACGTCAGGTGAAGTCAAGGTGAATCCCCTTCAGTGGTTCATTGTCTCCGATGAGTGCGCTACCAATGGTGAAAGTTTTGTGCCACACGGTCACGCCCTTTTCAAATATACCACGAATCGACTGCTTGAACCCCTCGGGGCACGTTGCGGAGCGGATATACGTCTCCTTCATCTGCCAATACGTGAAGTTTTCCATGCACCGGAAATTTTTCGGCGGTCGATTGAAGACGTTCATGGCATACCCGTACCGGAGCCAAAACTCGCCGATACGCACCATCGTGCCCACATCAATCAATTTCTGTCGGAGAACAATCTGCCACCCTTCGGCCGACAGCATGAATGCATCCCCACCAGTCTGCCCCGACGTCGTCGGCGCAATCACATCTGAGTCCTGGATCTTGGCATTGATGCCGGCGATAGCGTTGGCGTAGTCGCCGTTGGCGGCGAACTTCGCCATCTGGAGATTACTATCCGCGAAATAACGACCGTAAGAATTCTTCAGGTTCGTCATGGCGGACGCCTGCTCGGCCCGCATCCTATTGTTTTCCAGAGCGGTGCCATATTCGTTACCCATGTTGTACCCCTGGGTGAGTGCGTTGATGGCGCCGCCAAGAATATTACCACCCAATGCACTCGCAACACCAGAGCCAATGGCGTTCACGCCCGACCGCATAAACTGCTGGTTTGCATTGTATTGGGTCATCTGGGTGTTATATGCATTGCCCAGATTCGTCATGTCAGTACCCTGCTGCATGGACGCCTGCGCCTGAGCGAACTGAGTGCTCGCACCACGCAATGCTTTCTGCTGCCCCCACTCGGCGGACTGCCGCTGATAGGCGATCTGATGCGCATTGCTTGCGGTGTACATGAGATACGAATTATTCGTGAGCGTGAATGTGGGAAAATTAGCGAAACCCGTCATCACATCAAAATGCTCACTTCGACCGTTCCAATAATCAGTGACGCCGAACGACGAAGCATTCAAATTGTTAACGGTGAACATAATCCGCGGGTTCGGCGGGACGATGTGCGCCCACTGCGTCACGTTGAACTTCCAGTCAACGATGGCCTCGGGGCGGATCATGAGTGGGGTCCCTGTGAATGTCGTCAACTCGAACCACATATAGGGTGCGGTGTAAAATTTCCACAAATGCTTGTACCGGTCAGGAATGTGCGTGTCGGTTCGAAACGGTGCGGCCAGTTCAATCGTCTTGTTATTCTGGAACGCGTCGCCGAAACCCTTTTTAGCAACGAAAACATCGGCGTTCACGGCACTCTTGCCGTCATGCGGAACGTCAGGCAGTTTTGTTTTACGGCCTTCGAGTTTGTCCCAGTCAATAACGCCGTTCGGAATAGCAGTAATACTTACAATCCCCTGAGCCACCCACGGGGCATAGGACAACGCCTCGGCCATCGTCGTGAAAGCATCCACCGGCATGACGTAAACCGCGCACCCGTTCGGCAGGCCTTCGGCAATGCTGCCTTTTGCCGTCGTGAATTTAGGGTCATCGGCGCTCCCGTAATCTTCTTCCAGATCGACGGTGCTCGTCACGACGACGTCGTAGTTCGCAGTGTCGTACTCCTGGCCTTCCTCGGGGACCGGCGTCGCTGCGACGAATTCTCGCCACACGTCGCCGACGATGTACTCGGCTCCGGTGTCCAGCCCCTCGGGGGCGGTCAGGTAGCGGCGCCCATTGTCGGTCCATGCCTCCTCGGCGGCGATGCCGAGATGAGAGCGCTCGACGTAGCAGCGAGTGATTTCCCACTCGTGCATGTAGGACTGCCAGACATCGAGTTGGACAGTGATCTCGGTGGTGTTAGGGGCAACATATTCTACTGATGTAATAAAATAGTAGAATGTGTTGCGCGTGTTAACGTGGTCCTCATTATTCCTGGCAATAAGGTAATTGTAGGTGTTAGCCTTGGAGAATGGCACGTCAATACGAATCGGACGTCCCTGAGCGCAGTACGTCAGCCCGTGAATCTGTGTCCATGTTGAATGCTTCTTGTGGCCATGAACGATGGCCTCAAAAGACTCATCGTAATTATCCCACCACACAACATCGCGATAGGTCGCGTCCCACGGAACATTACAGAGATAAACGTCGGTGTTTGGAGTCCAGATGGAATAGTCGAAATTAAGCCCAAAATCTCCGATGTCTTTCGGTGGGCGGGTAACGGCGCTCATAGCAAAATGATACACCACAGCCCCGGGGCGAAGAACGGTGGCAAGAACTCCCCGGGGCTATGGCGTATTCCCAACCCACACCGATCCATCCCTGACCGGAGGCAAAGCCATCATAGCACAGGCGAGACGACCACCGCAATCGAACATATGTACTATACCGCTAGTCTGTGGAGAAAATCCGCCACACTCCAACTCCAACGTTTTAGTTGGAATTGGGATAGTTCGAGGGCCCCCTCCCCGGGTAGGGGAGAGGGCCCTCAAACGGTGACCTGGCTTACTTCTTGGGCCAGACCTTCGGAGCCGGATCAATCTCCAGCGACCACGAGAACGCACCGCCGGCCTTCGCCGGATCGGAGTTCGTCTTCAGCTCGCCACCACCGACGATCCGACCGGAGATAGTCACAGATGTAGCAGTCTCGTCCGAAGCGATCACGAACACGCCGTCATTGTAGACGCGCGTCCGCGGACTCTTGTTGCCCGTCATCGTGAAGTCAACCGGAATCTCCGCGTCCGCCGGCAGGTCCGTGCCAACGACCGTGTAGGTGAGGTACCCGTTCTCGCCAGGCTTCATCTTGTCGGTGGAACTGACGGCACGGCCGTCAGCGTGGCGGAACGCGTCCGGCTTGAGTTCGAGGTTCTTAGGCGTCACGATGTTCACCTTTTCGTCGTCGGCACCCGTCCAGAACATGACCGCGGGCACGAACAGCGACGCAGAAATAACCTCCCAGTGGTGGAGGAAATAATTCTGGCCAAGAGATACGGGGTTCGGCTGGCTCGTGTTCTCCAGCAGGTTGTCGGCGATGACGAAGAAGTCCTTGGTCGTCAGGATCGCCTGGCAACCGTCAACGTTCAGCCTGGAGTAGGGGACCTGAATGATCTGCGCACTCATCTGCGCTCGATCAAGGTTGAATGCCGCGGCCCAAGCCTCGACGTTGATGTTCGCCATGACCTCAGGCGTCGTAATGAGGATGAGGTCACTCGGATCAGCCCACACGGGCATCTTACCCGCATTGAACTTCGTATCGATGAACTTCAAATTGCCAGCACACGACTGCACTCGCTTGATAAGCGCCTTGGCGTCCGCCTCCGGTGCGGTGAGAGTCTGAAGATTGGGGACCTTTGTGTGCCAGAAGCCGCCGCCGTCCTGATATTCCCTGATAAGGGACATTGTGAGAAGGAACTCATCCCACGAGTCACTGGTTGCCGGCATCTGAAGGATTTGGTTCAGATACGTCTGAAGACCGGAGTCGTCCAGGAATGCACGACGCAGCTGATCCCGGTTGACCGTGATCTTGTAAAACTCCTGCCTGTTTACCGTGTGGAACTGGCTGGCGACATCGGGCTTCTCCGTGCCGAAGATCGCCTTCTCCCCATACTCCCGGTCCGGGGAATAACTGTAGGCGCGCAGGAGACCCGCCTGGACCTCCTCGATCGTGTCACCGAACTGAAGGCTATTGCGCTTGAACGGGGCGAGCGGGTTCTTCCACGAAATGTCCCGCGTAATATATGAGCCGACCCTGTTGATCAGCGCGTCGGTGAACTCGTTCCACGCGGGCGTGTACTGCATGAGACCGCGCACCGTCTCAGTCACGTTGGCCTTGGTCACGTCCGGGATGCGACGCTGATAGTCATACGACGCATCATTTCGGATGCGGTTCATGATCTCAACGTTGTCGAAGGGGCGCACGCCCCCAAGATTCCTAGGCATTACTTGTCTCCCTTGTTAGCGAAGAACGCATCAATACTACCATCATCGTCACTCGGACCGTTCACGGCAGCCGACGAGTCGTCGTTACCCTTGTCGTCGTTCTTCAACCCGATTTGCGTCATAAGATCATACGACTTTGACTTGAGGTTAGAAATCTGGTCCTTGAAACCAGTGTTTTCATCAGTCAGGCTCTTGATTTTCTCCGACGCGGCATCAAAATTACCTTGAAGAGAATCGTAGGCGCCACGAAGATCATCATAGATTCCTTCGGGGATTCCCTCTTCACCCGGATTCTGAATCGCATCGATCATGTTATGGAAATCCATTGCTTCCTCACATAAGGATAGGGTGAGTGCTCATGCACTCACCCTATCATATCACCGGCTTGACGGAAAACGGCTGACGAAGACGGCCAATCTCAAGAACATCGCGTCAGGCGGCTTCACGCCGTGGGCTACCCTCACGCGGCGTCATCCGACTCCGAGGCCGGCGGCTCATAACCCAGTTCCTGCACGGCAGCATACTCGATCATCGAGGCCAGAAGCGCAGACAGGCTCTTACGCTCCGCCCAGTGCTTCTCATCGAGAAAAGCGTGCAGGTCCTTGGAAATCGTGGTAGTCACGTTCTTCTTGCTCATGTTAATCAACCTTATATGTAAAATGGGTTTCCCTGAGAACGACGCCTCCGGGGACTTTGTGTGGTACTAGTTTACCATGCCACACTTGTTCCGAAAGCAAGTCCTCCACTGTGACGTTTTTCGCAATGTTTTTCGGCAACCCGGCCACATGGATCTCATCAACCCCGTCGATCCGTTCGCCGTACTGCTTCGCCCGATTATACACCGCAACCTCAAAATCCGCCTCACGCTTCCATGCGCCAAAATCACTCGGATGCTCCGTGATCCCGACCGCCTCGGATAATAGGTGCATGGAGTCTGTGTCCGCGTAGCAGAACGCCCCGTAGTTCTTCTGGCACGCCCTAATCGTAAAATCCCTGGCCCACGCAGTGATAAAGCAGGCCATCGCCGTATAAATTGGGTCACGTTCCTCGTGCTCTGCTTTGGTGAGTGCCACATGCCCGTCCTTAAGGATGGGGCGCTTGCCGGTAACGACGCGCCGGGTGCCAAATTTACCGTACAGGGAGTTGAGATACAGTTTAGCAATAGCGCGAACCCCTCCAGTTGACTTCTCTTTTACTTTCTTCCACTTATCAGTGTATTCATCAAAGAGACCGGTGGTTGACTCAAAAGTGTAAACATAATACACATCGTGTATCTCAAAATCATAATGCTCACGATACAAGGTTAAGTCTACCGAGGTCATCCCCAAATCAACATTCTCTGCCTCATGAAGGTACTCAGTGCCGACGAAACGCATATTGTTCTTCAGTTGAATGCATGGCAGCATTCCCGACTTAAGACGAAAACTCACATTCGCATAAACAATAAATAGCCCCTGTTCGGGGAGGTGGTCCTGGCGCTGCGGCATGCCATAGGGTAGAGGACGCATGCGCATCATCGATGGATACAAGGAGTTCACGTCGTACACGTGACCGGGCCCCGCCAGTCGTTTCGCATACTTCGGGTTCACATACGTGTACCCACCACGATAGGCACGACGGATTTCGTCGTCCCACTCATCAGGAACAATGGGGAACAACTCCCTGAAGCCACGCTCGCCCTGCTTCGACTCCTTAAAATTCTTCAACGTGTCACTGGCCACAGTGAGCCCCGCCATGCCCATGTTCGATGCAATCACGAGCGCTCGAGACATGATCTCCACGTCAGTACGCAGATAAGCCCACTCCTCATCAGTGGGGGAGTAGCCGACGGGGCGCACTTTCTTGTAATCAATTTCACCCTTCTGAATGGGAAGGTCAAATGTCTTGGCGATCGCTCTCACACTCATGGGAAGTTTCTTCAGCGAGTCCCGGAACTCAACCCGCGTCTTACCCGCATGCACAATGATCCGGTAGAACTTGCCAAAACCATCAATTGTCGTCTCAATGCGATATGGAACACTGCGATCCGCAGTGACTTCATACCCTGCTTTGAGGAGATGGTCCAAGATGAAGACACCATCAAAAGCGAGATTGTGGAAGTAGGTGATGCTGGGGGAGCGGAGAATGAACTCGATGAACGACTCGATGTCCGTGCCCGTGTCGTACTGCTCCAGGTTGTGGATGTTCTGCACGCCCCACGCCCACACTCTACTTCCGACGGCGAGGCCGCTTACTGGATCGACGTCGTCCGCGCTTTCGAAGTCGGCGCTGTTCAGGCGTGTCTCGATATGCTTCTTCAAGGGACCAACCCTCCACATCCTCCCACAGCGACTGAAGCCGGTCCTCTCCCAACTCGGCAAACATGTAGGAATCGCCATCTTCTTCATTTTCCGGGAGCGTCCCCAGGTACACCATCCCCAGGGCGTCAGATAGATTGGAATCGTGAGTCCACATGAAATATAGGGTCTCATCGTCGAGACTCATGAATTTATCCGGCAAATCACTACCCGTGTACAGGGCCATATTAACAATATTCTGCCTGATGCCAGCAACTTTTTCCTTGATGTCGGCCGGGTTCATCATCTCGCGCAATTTCTTCTCGCGCATCGCAATGGCATCCGGCCGCATGAACTGCGTGGGCTTAGGGAATCCGCCGCGGCGTAAATTCTCAGTCATCGCAGACCCATCGAACTTGATGCGCTGCCTGAATGTCCGATCATACTGGCCGACCGTCATATCAGGTCCAAGCCACGGGGGATTGACTTCCTCGTACTTCTTGACATACGCCTCCTTCTTGGCGTTCGCGCTCTTCACCGCCGTATAAAGCGACCGCATCGCCTGAGACGTTACCACATGACCCTCATGGTCTCGGTAAAAACCAACAGTCGGGGTCATGAACCCCTTCAACCGTTCAATATGGGCGTCCAACTGTTTGCCCGTGTACCGCCTGACAAGGCGCTCTGACTTACGAGGATCATACTTGGTCCCGGTAATATCAATACCGTAGCGGCCGTTATTAATCTCGTGCAGTAGGCTCCGCGACCCAAGAGGGTCATACCGACCCGCTGCAATCTGCTGAATCTTCTTCGACGCCTGGCGCTCCAGTTTGAGTGCCTCGGCCCGCTTCGACTCCAGTGACATGAAAAACCTCCCCCGCCCTACCGGGCGGGGGAGGGCGGCTAGTATCTAACCTATCTCACTTATCCTTGGCGAGCATGAGGCTCATGTACCGGAAGCCTCGGCGCCCCTTGCGCTCCACGGGAATGAGCTTCACAGCCCCGTCCCACGTGGACGGCTCGCCCAGGAAGGCAAGGATGTTACGGACAGCACCCTGAATGCCGACAGAAACGGAGGCGAGCGCCTTGCCGTCGGAAGTAAGGAGAACGACGCGGGTCGCCTCGCCGATCTCCCCGCTCTCCTCGTTGGCGACCTCGACCTTGTGGGCGACGATATCGACGACGTCAAGGGTCTCGCCGAGGTGGTCGGAGAGGGGCTCGGCGTCGTTGACGGCGCTGAAAACTGTCTTCTTGGCCTCGATGTCGGTGCCCTTGACGGTGGTGAAGACGCCGGACGAGTCGAGGGTGTCCTGGAAGTTTACGGTGGTAGTAATGTCAGTGCTCATCATTCTTTCCTTTCTCAGAAGAGCGTGGATTGAAGTGTCTCGGGATGAGACGCTTCTAGGTTAGTATAGAACTTGTTGTCTGGAAATGTCAAGGCGAGAAGATTTTCGACAACGTTCATGATAGTGGGGGAGTTCCTCACCATCATCGTCGTCATCAAATCCCCGTTGAACCAACAATTCGCATGTGTATAAGGAGACTGGAACTCCACCATGATGCGCATCTCGCCACCGAACGGGTGGCATGAGCCCGACCAGGCCTTGCCAACCCTAACGATATTGACGGGGATGTCCGCACCTTCCTGGTTACTGATCGTAAATCTCATTTGTCAACCAATCAATCTGGAATGGGCCAAGAATAGAGAGTGTCTGGTAAATCTTCTTCCTGTCAAAAGGCGTGCTGATCGTTGCCGTCACCATCGGTGGGGCAGGGGAGGGCTGCCCCATCGTCAGAGCCGTCATGGACTCTGTCGCCGTCGCTGTCACCACGTAGGTAACACCATTGTAGGGGAAGCGAGTCTCCCACTTGCCATCACCCTTGGACTCCCACGTGATGTTGAGGGTGTCACCGTTGTTGATCTGGATGCGGTCCTTGTAGACGGCTGTAAGAGTGACGGCTTTGGCGAAAACCAGAAGGCACTGCTTGACAACGTCCTCGAGGTCCTCGTAGCGAACCTTGCGGGGGAGGAGGGTCTGCCTGTCCACCGGTGGAACGATGACGATGTTGTTGTGATGAAAGGCGACCGAGTACGTGTCACCGGCGATGTCTACATCGGCAACCCACTCCTCCAGGTTGGAGCGACGGGTCGTCATCGTCCCGTTCTTCTGGTCCATTGTGATCTTATATTCCATTATTTCCTTCCCGACCACCAAATGAGAACAAATGAGGCAGCCACGAGTAGGTACAAGAGAAATGCATCAACTACTTCTTGCAACGCTGCTCAACCATTCCGGAGAAGTAATCGAAGGCGTCTCGCACGTGTTCGCGGCTTCGCCAATGAGGCGTCGTAATTGTGCACAACGTTCGGGAGTCCACCTCCACAACATACTGTCGTCCCATGAGGGTGAAGTCCAATATTCCTTCGTGTTTGAAGTGAATGGATTCTGCCAGAGACTCCAAATAATCAAGCAAAACATGGGAATCATGTGCAGGATCGCAAACATTGTTCACAGCGCCTCCTCCACCATGAACTGAGCGAACAGGGCTTGGTCCCTGAGTTCAACGGCCAGCGCATCAGCGTCCTCCGCCACATAGTGTGCGCCCATGTAGCCCCCCAGGCGTCTCACGCTCGTCGTCCAATGCTCGTCAGCCACTGTACCACGACGAGGGATGCGCAAGGACCTGAGAATGGCTGAGAACGTGTCCTGGCGGGGGACCAACTCCAGTTCAAAATTGGAGCCTATGCCCCTACCAATGAACGTCTCGGTCATGAGCCGATCGAGGTTGACATCCTTCACATTAACCCCCACCGCCTCGATGCGTGTAACGAGGTAATTCCTCGCGGCCTTATAGGTCTTGAACTTCATGGCCGTTCTCCTTTCGACATGCATAACTCTACTAGGTTTCTGGACTCAGTCAAGTCTTAAAGGTGTGATGTGACGCACATGAGGGCATAGCACACTTTCCCGCAATGAGCCAGGTACTGACAGGGTCGGTACAAAGGGCGGTACAAAAACAGTTGCGCCACACACTTACATAAGTACATTGCATTATGTCCCATTACACACAACTCCAGCATTGTCAACCCAACCCCGCCGAATGTGACTGAAACCCCATCCAAAAATGAACGACACATCACACCTATCCCCAGAAATACAAAATGTAAGGAAGGCCACAAAAATAACATCTCCCCCCATAACCCCCACATAACACCGCCACTGTCAACCCCACACCGCCGAATGTGACTGAAATCCCATCCAAAAATGAGAGACAAATCACGCCTATTCCCGGGAATACAAAATGTGGGGAAGGCCACAAGAATGGCGTCTCCCCCCATAACCCC